GCGACTTAAAGCGACAAGCGACAAGCGACAAGCAATAAAAAATATTTATATTTACTATATTTTATAATATACTATATATCTACAACTAATCTACAACTAATCTACAACTAATTTATTTTTTCTTTAAAGCCTTCTTCTGGTCTTCTTTTTGCTTTGCTAATTCCGCTTTTTTTTGCGCAGCTAGAGCCTTCTTCTGGTCCATAATTAACTGCTTTTCAGCCTTCTTCTGTTCTGCCGCTGCCTTCTTTTGCTCTGCTGCTGCCTTCTTCTCATCCTCTTTTTGCTTCGCAGCAGCTTCTTTTATCGCCAGCTTTTCTTGTTTTACCTGATTTGCTTGGGCTAATGCCTCTACTTCTGCTCCTATTTTTATTCCTGTAAATTTTGAACATCCGGTTGAATGCCTCAAAGTTGGGACTTTTTTCTTTAACCAGTCAAATCCAACGGCCTTTTCCGACATAATATACATGTCGCCATCGTTCAAGACCAATTCAAAAGGCTCGCCAACTGGCTGCGAATTTTGATACCACCTGAAATAAAGCGGCATTGTCTCGCCCATTCTGACAGCGAAAACCTTGCGTCTTTCACCATCTCCATGAAACCCAATTCCACACTTAGAAATATCATAATAATAATTTGCCTCACCATTTAACAGGACATCTTCCGTCCATTCGGAAATTACCTGCCTAATTCGCGCCATTCTAGGAATATGTTGCCAAGCAACTACTCTACCTTTTCCGTCTTTATAATTCGGCTCTTGATCTTCGTCCGCAAAACAGAGATTCCATCTTGCTACTTTGTTCACTTCTTTGCCTTTCATTAACGCCTTCTTGTCCATCGTTAGTCCATCATTTTCCGCAATTAATCCAGTCGTCTCTTCACCTAAAATATGCTGGGCGCCTCGTCTAATCACCAAAACTTTTGCCTCAGAAAAGGTTGTGTCAAATCCAACATTTAGATCGATCATTTCTGTTTGAAGTCCATAACCAGACAATTTTGCCTGGATCTGTTGTAACTTTTCGACAGAATAGCCGTTCTCATGTAGAGTCCCTATTTTCTGCATTTTTGCGTGATTTTCCGCGACATCCCCGAAAGTAATAGTATAAACCTTTTTAAATTCAGCATTTGCTGCGCTCATTTTCATTTGTTCAGTCATTTTGAAATGTAAGTTTGTTTAAAATATAAAATTTGTATACATTGAAAAATATATTTCAATTTTTTTGATTTTGTTTTTAAATTTGTAATCACTAAAAATTGAAATACTTTTACAGCAATATGGTGTTTATAATCTAACAAACTAAAAACTAATAAACAACAATGTTCAAATTATTTATTGCGATTATCATTGTCATTATATTAGGTCTTATGGATCTAATTATATGTGAGAAAACATATACAAAATTACAGCTAAAAGGACTACATCAAGAACAAATAGATAAAAATTTTGTTGCCGAAATACAAGAAATTGTTAGTAAGGTAGTTCACAAAGCAAGAGGACAAGATAAAGATGCCAGTTACAAACATATATACAGCATTTCTGAAGCCCATAATGAAATTCTCAACAAAAAGACCGATCAAGAGATTATCGAGCATTTACATGCTATTCTAGTTGATGCGGACATTACCATATCTCAGGTCAAATGCTCCTATTTCAGCAGCAATAATGGCATCTGTAAGGAAATCATCATCAATTGGTAGGTCTCAACTTTAGACAGTGCTTCAAAAAATTTGTCAGCATATATGGTAACAAATTATTCTATATAAAAATAATTATCAGCCGCGTAAAGCCGCCATTTTTTCTTTAAGTTAAAATATAATATATTGTAATTCTGAACTTCTGAACTTTTACGCAAAATATTGTGAAATTTTTTTGCGTTTTGGACATTTTTAAAAATGTCTAAAAAAAAGATCCGAAAGCAAAGTTTGGAAAAGGAGGTATAAAAAAGTGACTTGTGATCATAATGCTGTAAAAATGAAAAAAACTCGATAAAAATTGTTACGAAAAAAAATAAATATTTTCAAAAAAAGAGGATTTTGCGCATTTTTTGTATGTTGCTTATATATATGGATTTAGCAACATTTCAGCAACAGAAAATCGCCGAAAGTTTCCTATGTGAACTATGTGACTATAAATGCTGTAAAAAAAGTGAATGGAATCGACATATTTCCACATCTAAACATGAAAAAAGGCAAAAAACGAACGGTTTAGCAACAAAAATCTCTGAAAAATCATTGATTTGTGAAATATGTAATAAAGAATATACAGATCGAACTGGATTATGGAGACATAAAAAAACATGTTTTGAAAAGAAACAAGACGATAATAAAAACGCTCCTGAAAAATCGCCAGAAATTAAAAACTCGGAAAATTCCAGTTCCAGTTCCGATAAAGAAATAATTAAATTACTTATTCATGAAAATGCCGAATTTAAAAATCTAATTTTAGAACTGGTTAAAAAAGATCACATGAATATAACCAATAATGCTAATAACAACAACACTAATCATTCGCATAATAAGACTTTCAATTTACAGTTTTTTCTTAATGAAGAGTGTAAAGATGCTTTAAATATCAATGAATTTGTTAGTTCAATCAAAGTAGAACTAGAAGATTTAGAAGCTACTGGTAGATTAGGTTATGTAGAAGGGGTTTCTAGAATAATGAATAAGAACCTCAAGGTCTTAGATGTAAACAAAAGACCAATTCATTGTTCAGATCTAAAAAGAGAAGTATTATACATCAAAAATGATGATCAATGGACAAAAGAAGATGATGCCAAACCAATTTTGAAAAAAGCAATTAAACAAATCGCATTCGAAAACATCAAAAAAATAAGCGAATGGCGAAACAAGTATCCTGGTTGTATGGCATCTGATTCAAAAAAGAATGATTTGTATTTAAAAATTGTAGGCAATTCTATGTCCGGACTAACAACGGAAGAACAACTGTCAAATATTGATAAAATTGTTAGTAAAGTAGCAAAAGAGGCTGTTATACTTAAATAACATCAGACGTTTTTCACTTTGCTGGACCTGACTTAAAAGTTCGTAAAATCACCATTAAAAATGTGTCTATACATATTAATTGTATAATATGAATATGAATATGAATATGAATATGAATATGAATATGAATATGAATATGAATATGAATACGCCTACAGATTATACCTATTTAGCTAACAAATGCTGTAATCTAGATGTAAATGCGGTAGATATATTTGATGATTTGATAAATGGGCAATTACACTATATTTGTTACCACGTTACTAGTAACGGTAAATATCCATTTATTCAAATTATGTTAGAGTTAGATTCGAATTTAAATTCAAATTTAGATTCTGTTTTTGTTTTACCATCTGTAACAATTGGCAAAGAGTTTACCAATCTAAATATATCAAATATGGTATTAAGAAAGATAAAGGCAGAACTAAAACGATTAAAATGTAAGATAGATTTACTAACAACCAATGAATACAAAGGCATATTTAGCTTTACGGATGACTCAGGTAAAGACAATGTATATGCTCTAATAGATGTTAGTTCAGTAGATATTAGTTGTCTAAATTTAACTAAATCTGTTACAACATGGTTTGCTTTGCCGACAGAAATTATTAATATAAATAGCATTTGCGAGATACCTATTTCGGAAAAAGTAAGCTATTTGTTTACCTATGTAATGCCTGAATTGGGCGTATTATACAAGACTGGTATGAAAAAAGAACCATATTTGTTGCCAGATGTAGTATATACGGATTGTGATAATATAAAAGAAGCAGAATTTCGGACCATATTTGGACCACCAAAGGTTTTCAGCGATGCTTTTCAGTTCAGTTCATCTTTTTCTAAAAAAGGATTTACTAGTGACACTATGGTTCCCCTAAAAAATAGATATGCTTTATTTATTGAAAATGATTTATGTAGTATACACGACAATCAAATGATATTAGTAAAAGAATATGAGTCATTTACTCCACTGTCATACCATGTTGTATAAATTCGAAACATTAAGTAATAAATATACCACAGTATAAATATTATATATTTATTTCTTAAACAAATATATAATGTCTTATCTCAATTTAGTTGTAAATAATTCAGTAAATACAGGTGTCGCAGCTTTGGGTAATAATAATTCTAATTCTAATAAAAGTATAAGTAAACTAACAATATTTGGACTCACTATATTGACCATATATGCTATAACAAAAATACTGAATTTCTACGGAATAGGAGCCGATAAATATGGTTCTTATTTAATGTTTTATGTGTTTCTAATATTATGCGCTAGTTTTTTGGACATACCGCATTCTAAAATGTAGTTTTGTAAGTTGTCTTTAAGTATTAAAATACTTAATATATATTAAATTGGCAGTTCAGATATATCTATACTTAGCGCATTTTTATTTGTTAGATTAGCTGGTTTTTTTGTAACAATATCATCGGTTTGTTTTTCATTGAAAATTTTGATAGAAACATCTTTTATTTGGGCTATGTCTATTTGATCTTTTAAATTATCTATTATTTCACTTTCAATTGGATCACGACCATTAATCTTTTCAAAATCGTTAATAAACTTTTCTATAAAATTCCGTATTTTCTTTTCTCTTTGCTGTTTCAAATTATTCTTCTTTGCCATATTTTCGCTCGTCGACCATTGATTTCTATACCTCTCAGTAGAAACTAATTGCCCGCATAATTCTGGTTTAACAATTTCATCATATTCAAAATTACCTCTAAATACCATTTTAAATTCATTTATTATTTGATCTGGTATATCCGGACACGTCTCTATTAGACGATCAAATTCTTCTTTACTCATTTTTATAAGCTGATTTACATCCATACGTTCATCTGGATGCCTCGCTATTTCAATTTTGATATTTCTGTAAAATTTATCCCAAGCAATACCTGACACCCTGTGAGCTTCATTTAATTGCGTTATTTTAAGAAATTGCTGTATAGTTGTTATGATTCCTGCCAAAATATTAAAAAATCCAACAATCATTCCAAAATATCCTTGATATGATATCGGAACACGTGCTTGAGCAAAGTTTGCTGTCCCTGTTAGTGTAGAAATTATAATTACTGGAATAGTATAGCTATAATTTAATTTACTATACATCGCATGAGCTCTTGAATGAAGCCAATTATAACACATCGCCTTATCTGCCCATTCAATAAGAATATCTTCGTGATCGGTTGTCCACTCACACGGAATCACGTCAGTTGACGCATTTGTTTCTAATGTATTCGATGTAGTTGTTACATTCGTATTTGTTAGATTCGCTGTATTATTCATATTAAATAATTATAATTTATTTTAATCATAATTATTTATTCTCGATTATTTATTTATATAAATAAATAATATAAATTTATTTTATAAAATGGACGAAAAAATACAATCCGTTAAAATAAATTTTAATAAAATAAAGGAAATTCGAACTCAAGTCATGTATTGTTTTAACGCATTAGAAATTAAAATAACAAAATTAAAAACAACAACTAGTGAATTTATTAGAACTAACAAAGATACTATTTTTGTTTTTGGGTTAGACTCTTTTCAGTTTCAAGGAAAATTAATTGATTATGAATATAATGATATGCAAAAATTTTATTTCGCATTAAACAATCGATTGTATTGTGAATATTATAAACTATATAAATTAATACTACAATATACAGAAGAAATAATTGGAACTAACAAAAACATCGAAATGTTAAAATCTAACACATTGTTTCCTATTTACAAAGATCTTGAACCTTTTAAACAATATAATTTTGAAACAATTGAAGAAATTCACAAAACTATCGTTAATTTACTTAATAATTTAAATGAACATATAATTACTAAAGAAACTCAGTTACAAACATTCCAATTAAAACAATTAACTGGTTTGAATATTAATAACTTTGTAAACACATTTGACTTTGACGTCATTGTAATAAAGCAAAAATGTCTTCTATATTTATCGTATTTGGAATTTTTCCATAATATTCATACTAAACATTTTAAACGATTTTCCAAAAAAATAAAATTAATGAATGATTATTTAGATGAAGACATTAAATTTGATGAGGGTATACGTAACAGAGAAAATGATAGTATAAAATCTTCTGCGTCAACTTCTTCATTCGATTCAATTGATTCATCTAATTTTATTCCTATCAATAGCCCTATCAATAGTGATGAATTTGTTGGTTCATTATTTAAAACTAATGAAAATAATGTAAATAATGAAAATAATGAAAATAATGTAAATAATGTAAATAATGTAAATAATGAATATTTACATAATGCTATTATTGATGAAATAGTTGAAAAACACATTGATATTATAAATGAGGAGAGTAATGCTATTTTGTTAGAAACAATATCTGATACAATAAATGTTTTATCTGTTGAAAAATTTGAAGAAAATGTCGACACTGTATGTGAATCAGAAATAGATGAAGAAAATGACACAGACGATAAAATAAATAATGATCTAACAACTTCAACATCGGCAATAATCGCATCGGCAACAATAACAGCAGAAACAACAGATAAAATCGCAGCAAAAAGAAAACGCAAGAAAAAGAAATAAATGGAACATCTATTTAATCATTTTTCTTTAAGCCGGTTTCATATATATATAAAAAATTGAACTAAAGATTGCCCAACATATAATATATATAAAACAATTTAAAGAAACATAATGGATAAACGAATTAACCGAAAAATTGAGGCTTACGTTACCGGATTCAAAGAAGATGTGTTATCTAAAGCGGAACAACTCGGGGTGTCCGTAGACCCTAATTTGGCCGCACTGGTTAAATACGTATATGATTATGATCGTCTTGTTTTGTCGAAAGAAGACTTCATGAAACGCAAACGCGTAAAAAATGCGGTTCATCTATCTGACCGATGTGGTGCGAAACGCGCTAGTTGCGAACAGTGCACTCGACGTAAGAAGGAAGGATACGAATATTGTGGCACTCATTTGAAAGGAACGCCTCACGGTGTTTGCGATTCCGGCGACACAGAGAAGCCATTAGGACAAAAAATAGAAGTTTGGGTTCAAGATATTCAAGGCATTGTTTATTATATCGATAAAAATCATAATGTATATCAAACAGAAGACATATATACTAACAAAGTGAACCCCAAAATCATCGCAAAATATGTTAGGACTGGAGAAAATTATAGCATACCTGAATTCAACATGTTATAAATTACTTGCGCATTTACAATGAATAAATAAACCATTTTATTTTGTTAGTTATTAATAAGAAACAACAATTTATCTAATGTCGTTCTAACACAAAATAATTGATGAACTATTATACCTAATATAAACATTCCAACAATTGTTTTAAAGTAATTCCATTTCATTGCCCATGCCAACAAAATAGCTCCAATTATTGTCATAATAACATCCACATAGGCTATATTAAATATTCTATTTGAATGAATTCCTACATTTGGAACCCCAAAAGACTTATCTAGGGTATTTTTTAATTCAGTATCACACAATCCAGACATTATATACTAACAAAAGAGTAAAGATAATATTTGATGTCTTATTATTTAATATTTTAAAATACTTTATTATTAATTATTTGAAATACTTTATTATGTTAGTTCAATATTTATTTCATCATCTGAAATATAATATCGAAATATAGAGTCATCGGTTTCATTACTAGAGAGACTAAATAGTCCTGATGATGCCGACTTTATCGGTGGCCTACATGCGCCTACATGGGGTATTATCTGCGTTGTAGGTTCCTCCTTACATCCATGTAGGGCAACCAATTCGGCCAAAACCCGGCACATTTTGTCTTCGGGTTCGTCACATAATTCCATCATATAGATGCCAATATTGATGAATACTTGTTTATCTATATTAACAATAGGATCATTTATAAGATCATTTATATCTTCATATTCATCATCTGCTTCATATGCGGAATCATATTTTTCCACATATGTTTCATTACATTTATTCATGTATTATATATTGCCTCGATTTTACTTAATTTATAACAATATTAGTTTAATATTTTTTGAACATATGGTCTCAAATATTGATAAAATTGTAACACATTTTGTTAGGTTGTTTCATCATAAACCAATTAAATAAATAGATATTCTTATGGGTTGCTTATATTTTCTGAACTTCTGAACTTTACTCAGTTTAAAGGTACTTTTGGTTTTCCATTTTGGACATTTATAAATGTCCAATTTTAAGAACCTATAGGAGCCTTTGGCTTAACACAAAAAAAATGAATTTAGACCATAATGCTCTAAATTTCGAAAAAATGTGAGAAAAAAATGTGACGATAAAATTATTCTTTTTTCGAAAAAAAGCTTGGAGACTTTTCTTGTAGTAATATATAGCAATGTTTAGCAATGAAAATTCTGCCAAAATCTGCCCAAAATTTTACTGCGAAAATTGTGACTATGCTACAAGCAAGAAAAGTAGTTACGGAGATCATTTATTGAGTGCTAAGCACCGGAAGTCAATAATCATCAATGAAAAATCGGCAAAATTCTGCCCCAAATTTTACTGCGATATATGTAACAAAACATATAAAGATAATTCTGGATTATGGAGACATAAAAAAACTAACAAATGCGTAAAAGAATGTCAACAAAAAGAGCCAGAACCAGATGTAAAGCCAGATCTAGAACCAAATGTAACAGAATTATTGCTGAAACTTTTGAAAGAAAATTTGGAACTTCAGAAACAACTGATAACCCAATCTAAAGAACCGACAATTATAAATAATACAACAAACACAATGAATACAACTAACAACCATTTTAATCTACAAATATATTTGAATGAGACATGTAAAGATGCGATAAATTTAAAAGAGTTCGTAGATGGCCTAGAAGTGAAACTAAAAGACCTAGAAGATACCGCAAGATTAGGTTATAGTGAAGGAGTATCTCGAATCTTTATAAAAGGGTTAAATGAACTAGAAGTAAATAAAAGACCAATTCACTGTAGTGATGCTAAAAGAGAGACGTTATACATAAAAGATGATAATGAATGGAGGAAAGAAGATGTGAATCGAAGCCAACTAAGGTATGCGATAAAAGCGATAAGTAAAAAGAATATAAAGCAAATTTTCGAATGGCAA